ATTGACGCCGCTGAAACCATGCACAGAATGGACGACATCAAGGCGGCGGCGCTTGCGGACAATCTCGACCAGACTGGCGACGCGGACATGTTTCGCGAACATTATGCGAACCGATGTAAAAAAATCAGGGAGGCGGTTTGCAAGTAACTGATTATTGGTTATGTTTAGTTGTGTTTTTCTTGAAATAATTCTTGACTTATAGGGGCAATGCCACTATTATAATAGACGTGGACAGGGCAGAAAACACAAGGAACCAAAAATCAATGACTTACACAATTTATCGCACCTATTGCGAAGGCTATAAAGGTAAGAATCGGCACTGGTACATCATCAAAGATTCTAATTATGAAGAACATAGCCGGTGGGAACGCAAGGATGACGCTGAAAACATCTGTGCAGAACTGAACGAGGAATAACAATGGCCACCTACACCATTAAGGCCAAGGGAGACATGTGGATGGTTAGCATTAGGGGCCATCGCAATCCACCCGCACGGTTTTTTGACACACTAGCAGACGCTCAAACATTCCGGTCTTTTCTCGAAAAAACCGGGATCTATCTATGCGCATAGGAACTAAGTTATGAGCAACGAAACATGGAAAGATGCACTTTGGGACGCGGTTAGTCTGGCCCTCGATGAGGGAGCAGAATATTCTGAAATCACCGCAGAGTTTGAAGACCAACTAATTGTTTTCTCTGAAATAGATTAACCAGTATGTCTCCATCAAGCAATCTTATTGACTGGCACAACCATCCTGAGAAGCAATTTGCACGATTTCGGAAGGCGCTTGGCTTGTCACCAGTGCAAGCAGCACGCGCACTAGGTGTACCATACGACACATTCAAGGATTGGCAAAGCGGGCGACGAACACCGCCAAGTGTGGCTTTCCGATGCATTGAACTACTTTTGATGTATCCACGCACCGCGAAGAAACTGTCGGCTCGTGACGAGGACAAACAAAACTAAATGCCTTGCAAGAAAAGAAAAGATGCCGATGCGTTCCGCGAGCATTACGCAATGCGCTGCAAGCAAATCAGGGAGGCGGCATGAGTGCTTTTCGCAACAACGTATTCATAGACCTCAGCAAATGCCGATGTCAGGAAGCGAACATGTTAGGTTTTTGCATTGACGGCGAGCCAATACCGTGCGGCCGGCCGGGCGCTAAAGTTATATTTCATCAAAACGATGGGCGCAACGTCTATGTGATGTGCGAAGGTTGCGCCGACCATAACGTCAGAAACAGAGGTGGTGTTGAGTTGGTACAGAAAACCGAGTGCGAAGCCATAGAGGAAAATTTCTGCATTCGTTGCGAGATGCGACTCGCGAAAGACGGTGGTGATTACTGCGCCGTCTGTGACGATCGGATGAAAACCCCGAAAGTGTTGAAGAACCCATCATATAGCCACAAGGGATAGATATGACTGACTGGCAAAAAGAACCACCTACAGAGCCTGGATGGTATTGGCATCGTATATTTGATAACAACCCGCGTTGTCTGAAAGTATTTCTGCACCCCGAAAATTATGATGGTGTTAGAGATGAGTCAATTCTTTTTGTTGCTAATATGTTTGATGCAATTCCACTGAAAAGATATTTAAGCGGTGAATGGTGGCCCATAAGAATTTAGGAACCACATGCTAATAACTTACCTCGGCAAACAACGTAATCACAAAGAATGGGCTAAACGGTTCGGCATGTCACGCATGTCCGGTAACCCGTTCAATGTCAGAAGTCAAAAAGAGACTGAGGACATGTTTGCAGAACGTGTCAGATCGTTTCTTGATAAACGTGAACGTGGATTGAAGACACAGCCTTGGCGTCGGGAATCTGGAGAGCATTTATGAGTAAGGATATTTGGATACTCTCAAGAGGGCTAATTAGGCTATAATGTTATTTGGTTGACCAACGCCGAAATGTTGGCTTGACCCCTCACTTTTCCGTTACAATCCTGTAATGTGCTTTTTCAATGACTATCCTTATCCGACATGCAACGCTACTATGCGGACGTTTTTTCGTTATAACGTCTGAAGGCGAGCTATTGGAGATTGAGTTAAAGCCAAAGAATTAATACTGATATGGTAGATGTGACTCTCGAAATAATGCTTGATCTGCCAACACACGATCTTTCTTATAATCCAGAGAAGGCTGCGGCAAGATATCGTCATGGCGACATCTTGGATATTATCCGTTCAATTGATTTCGCCGCTAAAGATGTCAATGGCGATTATCGAATCACGGAGGGAATCGGACATCCGAGATTCGGATACATTCATGTCACTGACGTTCCCGCAGATCGGGCGAGAAAAATGCGTGAAGTTTTAACGGCACATACCCCGGAAACAAAACAAGTCGCAGACTCTGATCCGGAGACCGGCCTGCCGACAACCAAAGTAGTATCCGATACCTATAGGCAGCGCCGTTGGCGCATACCGCGTTCTGTTATACCGGCTGCCGCTAAAACCAAATTACTCTCAGAGCGTGAGATAACCGTAGACTGGACAACGTTCAGAGACAAGATACGCAGAAAAGCGGTCACAAACAGACTGGACCCATTGCTTGACAACGAAAGCAATGCCGTCACTGATGCTGATTTGTCGTAATGCCTACCGTATATTTCAGAACCGATTCGACTGCTGGCGGGGATGGCACAGAAGACCGTACTGATGGCGCCACCAGGGCTTATCCATCGATGGGGGCGGCATTAAGCGGTGAACAAGCCGATCTTACGGGTGTCGGACCCCTGAATATTATCTGTACGCAACCAGGCGCGGATACGGTAGTTGCAACCATTGACGGTTATACCACCACCGCAACCGATTACATCAACATAGAGTGTCAGGGTTCCGCCAGAAATAATGGTGTATCGAGAGAAAAGAGCGGCACCGGATACCAGCTAAAAAGATCCACTAGTGACACCATAAATTGCGCTGAGGCTTATGTTCGCATGACCGGCGTGGAATCCGTCATAGTATCGTCAACAAGCCTTTTCCCTTGGGATACGACAATTAATGGAATAGATGTTCGTCTGGAAGATTGTATTTTCGGCAGAGACGATCAGACTGTTGGTACTAATACACTGGTTAATGTTGGCGGTACAATTTCTTTCACAAATTGTTTGTTTTTTGCGGGCGGACAACGAAATGATGTACGTTCCGCTACTGTTACTTTCGATCATTGTGGCAATACCACCGTAGCGGTACTGGGGATTGTTGCAGACGATAGCGCCACTATCACCAATACATGGGCTAAAGGCGCTACTTCGGAAGACTTCTGGACTGGGGGAGCCGCGCCCAGTGGATCGCACAACGCGTCGGAAGATGCTAGTGTCAGTACGGATTATGCAAACTCTGTTGCCAGTTTTACGCCGGCAAGCGAATTTACAACAACTAGCAATTTATTATCGACGGCTGATTTTACGCTAAAAGATTCTAGTTTAAACGCTGTCGGAACGGGTTCTCTTGCTACGGATATCGCAGACACGACACGAACGGGCACAGCAGATATTGGTGTATTCGAGTTTGCCGCAGCAGGCGGGACGATACTTCCACAGTCACATCATAATTATTATTGGACTAATCAATGTTAATTACGAAGGGATCAATAAATGTCTCGGTCAATATCCGTATTGTCGATTCGACTGACGGCACTCCGGAAACTGCGGTTGAACACAATACTGCTGGTATCGATATGTGGTATCGCCGTGAGGCCGCTGTTGTTACATCGATTACCGAGGTGGCCCTGGCTGCTTTAACAACAGCACATACAGATGGCGGGATCGAGCACATATCGCATGGCTGGTATCGTCTGGATGTCCCTGACGCCGCTTTTGCGACGGGTGTTGATGGCGTGCAAATTGGCGGAACAGTAACAGGCATGGTGGTCCATGCGCCTTACATCCAGTTAATCGATGCTGACCTGACCGACTCTGTGCGCCTTGGATTGACCGCATTGCCGAATGCTGCTGCTGATGCCGCTGGAGGTCTTCCCATATCGGATGCGGGCGGTTTGGATCTCGATACAAAACTAGCCAATACGAATGAAATTACTGTCGCCAGAATGGGTGCTTTGACTGACTGGATTAACGGCGGCAGGCTTGATTTGATTTTGGATATTATCGCTGCCGATGTTGTGAACATAGACGGTGCGGCTATGCGTGGTACTGATTCAGCGGCGTTGGCTGCGAGTTTTACATTCACAAAGGCCAATCAATTAGACGTGAACACCTTGAGCATTAACGGCGCGACTGTTATTGGTGACGGAAATGCCTCGCCGTGGGATGGGGCTTGATATGAAAACATGCTCAAAGTGTGGAAAACCTAAACCAATAACGAAGTTTGGTAAGCACAATAGCTACCAGGATGGCGCGTAAATGGCGATTGGCGCAGGTTGGGCTGAGGGCTCGTGGGTTGATGCTGGATGGGTTGTTGGGGCGTGGCAACAAGATGCAGGTGAACCAGAGGTTACCGCTCCCTCGGGCGGTTGGGATAAGTTAAGTCAATTCGACGATCATATAAAGCGCAAGCGCGAACAGGAGCAGCAACGACAAAGTAACCTTGAGGCAATAAACCGTATTGAATCTCCTGTAGATTCAGAGATTGCAAAGATCTTACAGGCAGATGTAAGACAGGCAGAAACGGAAAAAAGGCTCAAGGATCTCGAACAATTAGTCGCAAAGAGCTTCAGAAACGAGGACTTACCCAGGGTCAGGGAATTCAACGAGCGTGTAGCAAAAGCCTTTGTCAGGGCCAATGTTCAGGGTAATTTCTCGGCAATTCAAGCCTTTGAACGTGAAATGGAACGGGCTATCGAGGAAGAAGAATTCTTACTGATGGCACTTCTTCTGTTAGAGTAGCGATATGGCCGGCGATCAGGCAGAGATTGTACTCCCCAAAACCAAGTGGATTGAGGAAACATCCTTCTTGGCCACAGCCTATTTTCGTACTCGATCCACCAAGGCAGCGGCTACACCAACCACGGTGCACTATCGGGTTGACGACTTGCAGACCGGCAAGGAACTGACTGACTGGACCTCTGTTACTCCCGGAACCAGCGTAACTATTTCAATCACACCGACGCACAACGAAATCCAGGACGATGCTGCGCATTTCGAGAGAAAGCAGCTAATAGTCCAGGCAGATCAAGGTCTTAGCACACAGTTCAATGCCAAGGCGATATGGCAGGTAGAGAACCTACATGGGATAACGTGATGCCGTGCAAACGATCACTACCCAAGAAAACACCAAGACCACGCAAGCGGAAGAGATAATGCCGGCAGGAAGACCATCAGAGTATGATGCAAAGAAAACCCCGAAACAGGCTAGAAAGGCTTGTTTGATGGGTGCAACTGATAAGGATCTTGCTGATTTCTTTGAAGTTTCAGAAACAACAATCAATAATTGGAAGAACCAATATCCTAAATTTCTTGAGTCCATAAAGGCCGGCAAGGAAATAGCAGACTCCAATGTGGCAAAGAGCCTTTATGAGCGAGCTAAGGGCTATGAACACCCAGAAGTTCATGTAAGTAATTATAAAGGCGCTATAACGCTTACTCCGTTGATCAAACGTTACCCACCAGACACCACAGCAGGCATTTTCTGGTTGAAAAACAGGCAGCCTGACAATTGGCGAGACAGAAAGATTACTGAGCTTTCAGGGCCTGATGGAGGACCGATTGAAGTCGAAGCAAAGCCCTTCTCGTTTGAGTCTCCCGAAGAAACTTGAAAGGCCCGTTCGCTGGTTGATAGCGACTATTCAGGGTGAATGCGGCCCTGGTAAGGAATTTGAGGTTCCGTTACGGCATCTTGTATTGAAGGGCGGCCGAGGGTCGGCGAAGTCACATAGTGTTGGGCGCATATTGGTTAATATTGGCGTTAACCTACCCATTCGTATTCTCTGCACTCGCGAGATACAAAAATCAATCGATGAATCCGTTTACCAGTTACTTGAAGACGTTATTGACGAACTTGGATTCAACGGATTTTATGATCTAAAGAAAAAGACCATTGATGGTGCAAACGGCTCAAGATTCCTGTTCGCCGGTCTCAGATCTCAGGATGTTGCCAAACTTAAGTCTACAGAACGAATAATGCTGTGCTGGTGTGAAGAGGCGCATGTATTGTCCGAGAAATCTCTGGATGTGTTGGCCCCGACCATTCGTGAAGAGAACTCTGTCATTATCTACACTTATAACCCGGAACTTGAAGACGATCCGGTTCACGCAAGGTTTGCACTCGATCCACAGGAAGATGTTTGTGTCGTCGATATGAACTGGCGCGATAACAAGTGGTTTCCGAAGGTTCTGGATAAAGAACGCTTGAGGACAGAGCGAACGGACAAATCACCGAACAAAGTCAAGTACAACTGGATATGGGAAGGCCATGTATTACCGGCGGTCGAGGGCGCAATCTTTGCCGAGGAAGTGGCGCAATTCCAGTCTGACGGGCGCTTTATGAGCTTGGATCACGATGCCAAGGGCAAGGTCCATATCGTGATGGATCTCGGTTACGGCGTTACCACATGGGCTTTGTGGCAGAAATTTGCATCGACCATGCAGTGTATCGATTACTACGAATTCTATAACAGCAAGTACTCGATAATGTCGGTTATTGTGCGTAAGGACTACCCCAATGTACGATGGGGCAAGATGTTCATGCCTCACGATGCAGCGCACAAGGACCCGAAAACGGCCAGAAGTCATAAGGACGTGATGCGCCAGTTGGAATGGGAGGTTGAGGATATTCCGCAAATAGGTATTGAAAACTACATCGATGAGGGTCGGGAATTGTTCGATAACGCTTATGTGAGCAATATTGAACGGCAAGCCGACACTAGTCAGGCTTCCTATGTTAGGGGAGGCAAAAGGTTAATTCAGTGCATCAAGCGGTTTAGACGCCAAGTTCCGGAAACGACAGGTCATCCTGGTTTACCGATGAAAGACGAGTTCTCGCATGGCGGTGAGACATGGTGTTACACGGCTGTTGTAGCTGAGGAAATGACCAATGACTTGCAACACATCCCAGACCCTTACGCAGGATTCAGGGGGGCATATGCGGGGTAAGATCAAGGAAGAATGTGCGAATCCTATTAAAATGAAATGTTGCTGGCATTTTTGGCGTAAAAGATATTGTCTTGCAATTGGTTGGCGTCGCATCTTTTGGGATAGACGTTGGTGCTTTAACTGTTGCTGTTCGTCTAAGGTGCCTGGATGGTCTAATAAGAATGATTCTACTAGAGAAGTTCTGAAGGGCTTTTTGGAGGCTCTGCATGGCTGACATGCTGCGGGTTTTATCACCAAAGGAACTTAATGCCTGTGGCAGTATATTGTTGCCAATACGTTTTTGGGAGAAGGGGCAACAAATTGATCATCCAGAATATGGCCTTGGCAAGCTCGAAATGAGAGATGAGTTGGGTCGTATGATATTTAGGTTTGAGGTTCAGTCTAATGGCTGACATGCGCACAAAAGAGTCCAAGGACCTGTTAAAGAAGGTCCGCAAGCGTTACAAGATCATGTATGACGCGGACTACGATAATCGTGTAGATGCGCTGGCCGATATCCGGTTCGTCAACGTCCCGGGCGGTCAGTGGGAAGAGAACATGAAGCAGGAGCGTGGCAAGCGTCCTTGTTATGAGTACAACAAGGTCCGTGTCAGGTGTAAGCGCGTTGTCAACGATATGCGTGACAACAGGCCACAAGGCAAGATCAGAGCCGTTGAGGGCGGCGATACCGAGATCGCAGAGATATACGAAGGACTTATTCGCAATATCTGGAACGTCTCACATGGCGACAATGCGGTTGATTACGCTGCTGAATACCAGGTTGAAGGCGGTATGGGTGCCTGGCGGGTGAATACGGTATTTTCCAGTGACGATGCATTCGACCAGGATATTGTCATTGAGGGTGTTGAAAATCCATTTCAACTGTATTGCGATCCGCACGCCAAGGAGTTCATGAAACGCGATGCGGACGATTGGATTTACACCGAGCGGATATCGCACAAGGAATTTGAAGCTCGTTATGGCGAGACAGTTGCCAAATCGGACTTCGAGGGGGATGGTTTCGATAACGAGGATGACTGGATCGATGAAGAGACGGTAAGAGTCGCGGAATACTGGTTCAAGATGCCACATGAAAAGGAATTGTGGTTGATTGACGGTCCTGACCCAACCAATCCCGGTGAGACCAAGAGAATAACGGTAGATTCCGAATCCGATGAGGCTTTGGCCCTTACACGTCAAGGGTTCAAGCCTGAGCGGACCCGCACTGTCAAAACTCACAAGATTATGATGGTGGTTGCCTCTGGTACGAAAATACTTGAAGGTCCTGTCAAGTGGGCCGGCCGACATTTTCCGTGGGTCATGGTTTTTGGTGAATACAAGGTCATCGAGAACAAAAAGACCTGGTGGGGTCTGACGAGGTTCGCCAAGGATGCGCAGCGTAACTACAACGTCTCCAAGACCGATATAGCCGAGACCATTGCACAGACACCAAAGGGAAAGTACTGGGCTACGCCTAAACAAGCCGAAGGTCTCACCGATCAATGGGCACGCGCGCATAAACAAAACTTGCCATTTAATCTCTACAATCCAGATCCAAAAGCACCAGGACCTCCAACGGCTAATCCGGGCGCGAACGTGCCTGTGGCCTTAATGCAGCAAGCCGCTGTCGACGATCAGGACATCAAGGATGTGATGGGATTGCCGGACGCCAATCTGGGACAACCAGGCAATGAACAAAGCGGCAGAGCTATCTTTGCCAGACAACAGCAAGGGGAGATCGCGACTTTCAACTACAAGGACAATATGGCCAAGGGTATTGAAAGAACGCATGAGTTATTGATCGATCTTATCCCGGAGATTTACGATACAGACCGTGAATTAAGAGTTTTGGGTGCCGATGGCAGCGAGGACTACAAACGAGTGAATCAGGTCGTACAAGATCCTGCTACCGGCAAGTCGATTCGAGTCAACGACCTGTCAATGGGCAAGTATGACGTTACCGTGACCGTGGGTCCTGCATTTGCCACGCTGCGACAGGAAGCGGTGGAGATTTACGGTGAGTTGGGAAGGCAGTTCCCACAGTTGATGGCGGTGGCCGGCGACTTGATATTCAAATCGATGGATTTACCGTATGCAGACGATATTTCCGATCGGTTAAGGACCATGTTGCCGCCTGAAATCCAACAGGTAATTGACTCTGACGAAGAGCTGCCACCAGAGATTCAGCAAGCCATGCAGCAGGTGCAACAGGCGATGGCACAGGTTCAGGAACATGGCCAGCTGGTACAGCAGGCTTCTGAAGAACTCGAAACCGAGAAAGCTTTGAACGACAAGCAAAAGGCCGAGATTCGCACTGAACTGGCTAATCTCAAGACTGCACAGGCACAATTCGATGCACATATTGCCGAACAGGCGTTGAAGCTGGTGAACCAGGCCGCCGGCATCACGGAAAAAGAGGCACGGCTTACGGTGAAAGGTGCGGAGGTCAAGGAATTAGCGAGCTCTGTAGGTCAGGAGATTGCAGAACAAGACACGACCGCACTGGAGTTATCGCAGAATATCGATGAAATACTGGCTAATTTCATGCTGGTGGCGGAAAACGCAATGGAAGGATTGCGGCAAAAGGCCGGCGAACTCGAACAGAGGACCGACAGAAAACCCGTAGGTGGCATTATCCGCAGAGAAGGTGGTAGACTTGCCGCGGATGTAGAATTTGATGATGGCAGCAGTAAAACGGTAAGCGCTGTCAGGGAAAACGGGCAATTAAGAATTGTCCCTGAGGTTGACGCAGAACCTGGATCTGCGGCTGAATAATTCGCTCATAAGGGCGCAGAATATGTTTACGATTGAGGGCGAAAGCCCTGATGCCGAAAAGAAAGAGCCGGACAAGGTTGTAGAAGCGGAGGCCGAACCAACCGCGAAAAGCGAAGCAGACTCATCGCCTGCCGACCAGGAAGAGGTCGAAAAAAAACCTGATTCGTCCGACAAGTTTCAGGGACGGATCGATAAGCTGACCAGACGATTCAGGGAGTCTGAACGGGAAACCGCGAGTGTCAGGGCGGAAAACGAAAGGTTGCAAAAAGAACTTTCGGAACGCCCCGAGATAACGGAGCCCGCCAAGACTTTGGCTGATTTCGATTTCGATGAGGACAAGTATCGGGATTACATTTTTACAGGTGCTACGCAAGCCGCGGAAAAGGCCGCTGAACGTGTTGCCAGAAAGTTACAGGATGAGTCCCGTTCCAAACGTGTCGATCACGAGTTTGAGCGTCGGGAGAGCGAGTTTGCGGCGACGGTCGACGATTTTCAGGTTGTTGTTTACAACGACGATTTGAACATATCGGGCGTTATGGCAGAGGAAATACGGGTAAGCGAGATAGGCCCTGAAATGGCCTATTATCTTGGCAAGAACCCCGAGGATGCTTCGGAGATTGCCGGCTTATCGCAACGCGAAGCTGTCAGGCGCATGACTCAATTGGAAACCCGACTGATGAACGAAAAAGCCAAAAAACCCAAAGAGGTCAGCGATGCGCCTCCGCCGCCGCCGCAAATTAAAAGTGGTGATGCCGGGATGTCTAAATCAATAGATGACCCGGATTTGTCAGATGCTGAATTTGCCAAGATGAGGAGGAAACAAATCGCAGATCGCTGAGGACAAGATCCTCGGCTGAGGATCGAAAATGGCTAATACTCTCAGCGTCATCGATATGGTAACAAGGGAGTCACTAAGGATAGCGCATGAAAAGCTGACTTTCCTTGGCACCATTGACCGGAGTTATGACGATTCCTATGCCCGAAGCGGGGCAAAGATCGGTGATACGCTCCGCGTCAGGGACCCCAATCAGTATGTCCGCCGTAAAGGTTCGCGCATTATGGATGTGCAGGACCAGGAGGAATCCACGCAGAACGTCACCGTCGCCACGCAAGACGGTGTGGACATGAAGTTCAACTCAGCCGAGTTGTTACTGTCGATCGACGAACTTTCCCGAAGATACATCGAACCTGCCGTGTCTGTTTTGGTGGCAGGTGTTGAGGGCGATGTTCTCAATTCTGTTACCAAGGACGTTTATCAACTCACCGGCACCGCCGGCACCGTAGTTGGTGCGTCTGGCGACATCTCGGCCATCACCAATGCACGCGCCAAGCTCAATCAGCAGTTAGCGCCGAAAGACGGTAATCGTTCAGTGCAGTTCGATTCGGTCACCATGGGTTCTATCGTCAACGGTACGCAGGCGTTGTTTCACGACGGCTCACAAATCGCCAAGGCTTTTCGTGAAGGCTTTATCGGTCGTAATGCAATGGCCGATTTTTACGAGAACGAAAAGACCTATGCGCACACCAACGGTTCAGACGCAGATGTCGTGTGGGCGGTCGATGACACGACTCGTCTTGCTGCAGGTGATGCAGCAGTCGGTAATTCTGTCGGTGTATTGAACTTCGATGCAATGGGCACGGTTGCCCCTGCTGTGGGCACGGTATTTACTATCGACGCGGTATTCGATGTGCATCCCGAGACTAAAGCGGCTTATTCGCATTTGAAGCAATTCGTCATCACCGCGGCTGATACGCCATCCACCAACCAGGCCGATATTACGTTTGAGCCGGCAATGGTGGTATCCGGGGCCAAGCAAAACGTTTCAACCTCGGACGGTACGTTTGCCATCATCGAGGATGAGGCGACGATCCAGCACGGTGCGGCCTCTGCGGTGCTGCAGCAAAACCTGATGTATCATAAGGATGCTTTTACTTTTGTGACCGCCGATCTGCCGATCATGGACGATGCCATTCGCTGCGTTCGTCGGGTGCAGGATGGTTTGAGCATCAGGTGCTGGCAGGGGTCCGACATTCGCAACGATGAGTTGCTGTTGCGGTTGGACATTCTTTATGGCTGGAAGACTCTGCGCGCTCCTTGGGCCTGCAGAATCTCGAACTAGGAGACCGATATGGTAATTCCAGTAACAAGAGAACGCATCGATCACGGTTCTCCGGATGGCAGTGTTTTATACGGTAACGTTCGCCAGGTGATTGACGGCGCAGGAACCTCAAGGACGCTGTTGAGATCGGAGTCTGGCGCATTGTGTGTATTCAGTACCGCAGCAGGTCAGGCTTATGTATTGCCGGCCATTAATGCGCGTGATGTCGGTATGACGTTTGACTTCATTGTGACCATTACCGGCACCGGTACCTATTCGGTTACGACCGATGCGGCGACCACCTTTATCGGTGGTGGGCTTGATTCGTCTTCCACCACCGTGGCAGAGGGCGGCGACACGTTTACTGCCGATATCACGACGACGGTGGCCTTCACTGCCGACAGCGACCTGACCGGTCGTTTACTGGGCACGCATTTCAGT